GGCGAGTATAAGGAGACCTCTCATAGAAATATGAAAAGGCGCCATATACTTAGCCTACTCAACCATCTGCCCAACCCGCATAATGCCTACGGCTTCGACATAGACGGCAAGGCCGTGTCTGTCGCACGATACCTCTACCCGGAAGCCCATATCGAGAAATGCGATATCCGGCAATACTATCCGGAACAACGTTTCGATGTTATCATCGGCAATCCTCCTTTTAACTTGAAGTTCGACTACAAACTGTCGCAGGAATACTATATGGACAAGGCTTACGATGTGCTCAATCCGGCAGGAATCCTGATGGTCATCGTGCCCTGTTCCTTCATGCAGAGCGGGTTCTGGGAGAAGACACGGATAGCCGGTATAAACGGCAGATTCTCATTTGTCGGTCAGACGAAGTTGGGCCCGTCAGCCTTTGCCGCAGTCGGAGTCCATGACTTCAATACGAAAATCATGGTATTTCTCCGTAAATCGGGCCACATCAAGATGCAGGCTTACAACGCGGAAGAATTCATAACGGCGGACGAGCTGAAAAAGCGCATCGGCGAGGCCAGGGCGATGAAACACCGGTTGCGTTTCGACCTGATGCGCGAAACCAACCGGATCGACAAGGAAGAACTTGAGCTGTTCGAGTACAAACTTGCCAAGTACATGTACGAGCTGAAGGCGCACGCCAAGTTGAACAAACATATAGACAAGGCGGAAGCGTTGGTCACGAAGTTCCGTAACCAGAAACCGCCTGAGAACGCCACGCGGGAGCAGGTGGAGCAATGGGAGAAGAACAAACTGACCCCGAAGAAAGTGCTTGCCGTCATCCGCAGGTACATCACCTTGCAAAATACCGTACCTCGCAAGGAAGTGGCATTGGTGAAGACCTCATACGGCTTCAAACTGAAACAATATGCCCCGAGACTCCTTGACAAAGTTCCGCACAAGGCGGCGAGTATCAACGACCTCGTGCTGGAACGTACTGAACTGCCCATGCCGGAAGTGCCGACAGAAAAAAATATACGTCAAATCCGTGCGGCGGAGAAACTGATACGACGCAAGCGGAGAGAATATGAAATGCAGAACCGGCAGTTCCCGGAAATGGAGGAAGATGACAGGCTGAAAGAATACCTGGACCGGTGTGCATTCATCAACAAGGACGGCGAGACCTGCGAGTTTACCACGCTCCAGAAACACGACCTGAACCTCGTCTTGCAGAAACGCCACGCGCTGCTGAACTGGCAGCAAGGCTCTGGCAAGACAGCCGCCGTGTACCATCGTGCTAAATACCTGCTCAAATTCCGCAAAGTACGGAATGTCATCATACTGGCTCCTGCCATCGCCACCAATATGACATGGATACCCTTCCTCTCGATAAACAGGGAACAGTTCCGGGTGGCAAGGAACAATGCCGACCTGGAAACTGTGCCGGAAGGCGTGTTCATCGTCCTATCCACCTCCATGCTCGGCAAGCTGAAACGGGGCATGGCAAGGTTCGTCAAACGCAGTTCAAGAAAACTGTGCCTTGTTTTCGACGAGTCGGACGAGATAACCAACCCGTCGTCACAACGTACAAGGCATATCCTCGGTCTCTTCCGCCGCCTCAAATACAAGATACTCGACACCGGTACGACCACACGCAACAACATCGCCGAACTGTACAGCCAGTTCGAGTTGTTGTATAACAATTCCATAAACATGGTCTGTTGGAGCAGTCGGGTGTACCACGAGAACAGGGACAAGGAGATAGAGGAAGATAACAATCCGCACTATGGTGAGCCGTTCCCCGCTTTCAGGGGGCATGTGCTTTTCCGTGCCTGCCACTGTCCGGGGAAATCCACCGTGTTCGGCATTGAGAAGCAGAACCAGGATGTCTATAACAAGGAGGAGCTGGCCGGCCTTATCAGGAAGACCGTCATTACACGCAAGTTCAGGGACTTTGCCGGAGAGAAATACAAGATACGGACACATACCGTCAGCCCGTCCGACGGCGAGCGTGAGGTTTACCGTGTCATCATCGAGGAGTTCTGCCGCATCTGCGAACTGTATTACAACAGCACGGGGGATGCAAAGAAGGATGCCGGACTCCGGCTTATGCGCCAGATCAAGCTGCTCATCAAGGCCTGCTCCGTCCCACACCTGATAGAGGGCTATTCCGGAGACGGGATTCCGAACAAGACAAGGTACATCGAAAGGCTGGTACGGAAGATACCCGGCAAGGTGGCTGTCGGCTGCACGTCCATAGCCGCATTCGACCTTTACGAGAGCCGTCTTCGCGAATGTTTTCCTGACCGTCCCGTATTTGTGGTCAAGGGCGACGTGGCGTTCAAGAAACGGCAAAGCATCGTGACGGAGTTCGATTCCACCATCAACGGCATACTGGTATGCACGCAGCAGAGCCTGAGCAGTTCGGTGAACATACCCACCTGCAACGACGTGATACTTGAATCCCTGCAATGGAACATCCCGAAGATGGAGCAGTTCTACTTCCGTTTCATCCGTCTCGACTCCAAAGAGCTGAAGGACGTGCATTATGTCACCTACAAGGACTCCGTGGAGCAGAACCTGATGGCGCTGGTGCTTACCAAAGAGCGGCTGAACGAGTTCATCAAGACGGGCGAAGTAAAGGAACAGTCGGAAATCTTCGAGGAGTTCGACGTCACCATGTCCGTCATCGAGAGCCTGCTGGTCAGGGAACGGGACAGCGAAGGCAAGATACACATCAGCAGGGGAAGCCAGCGCATCATGAACTGAAAAATGGAAAAACAAATGAGAAACCGCAGATTCCATTCCACAGGCAAAGGTAGCCCGCCCCCTTACCGGCAGGGCAAGGTCATGCCGCAAGCGGTTTTCGGGAAAATCATCCTCGCCGGAGGCTCCGGTATTATCCCGAAAAACCCTGTACTGCCGGGGTGCGGACCTTTTGGAGCCTGTGGAATGAAATCCCCGGTTCCGAATCATAAACTATAATGAAGAATATCATGGACTTGAATCAGGCAGAAGTGGCAGTGACCACGCAGCATCTCATAGACATGGGGCAGGAAAAAGACAACCTGCTGCAAATGTCCGACTTCGGCGACATGGGGGAATTCCTGTGCACCTGCTCCGAACTGTTTCCCGAAGAGGAAACTCCGGAATACAGGTACACGAGATGGGAGGAAATCCCGGACCTGCTCATCAACCGGGAATGGCTGTGTTCCAACTTCTTCGAGATAAGGGAGGCGATGGAACAGCTGGAGGAACCCGACAAGGATTGCTTCTTCGACTGGTGTGACCGTTACGGGCATGACATCAGTACGGAAGACCCGCACCTGCTGGTGGCGCACTATATCGAACTTTATGGAAATGCGGCCTATATCGACGATGAGCCTTGCCCGGACAGCGGGGATGACAGCCTGCTGTACTATCCGGGCATATCAAGCAACTATTTCGACACGGGTATTCCCCGCTTCGAGGTATTCGATGACAATTACGATTAAAGCGTATAAACATATACAAGATGGAAATCAACTTCAAAGGACCGGTAATGCCGGTTGACCCCTATTCGCAAATGGCGTTTGTGGAGATACTGAACATTCTCCTGACGGCAGGGCACATCGTGGATGTGAACAGGTTCCTGATAAACAGGAATGCCAATCCGCTATTCGGCTCGTTGTCAGGATATTTCAGATGGTCATTCTCCGACAACCACTTTACCCTGTGGCAACGGGTGGAATACAACTCGCCGCTCTGCTTCAGCCGGCGCATATTCAGCATCCATTTCGGGATGCTGGCAAGCCGTGACAGGAAAAGAGACAATACGGTAATGAACTAAAAACATATCAATATGAGTCACCAGGTAATTACAAGAATGGCATACAATGCCAAAACCAAGCAGATAGAAACTTGGCAGCATTCCAACAACGTGTGGCCGACAACAGACCATTTTTATGCATTGGATGTGAAAACAGACGAACAGATGTTTGAATTCATAACATTGATAGCAAACGGATTGTGGCAAGGGCGCAAATGGCGTAAAGCATTCAAGACACTTTTTGAAGAATATCCGGAATTGGTCAGGTCCTCATACGAGCACGAGCTTAGAGGCCAACCTTGGAAGGCATACTGTGCCATTTGCAAAAAATATGAGGAACTTGCCCAAAGCAAATGCAATGAAATAGTTGCGCGATTCAGGCAACTTACCGGGATTGTCTGACCCAAACAGATGCAAAATATATGGAAGAGATAAAGATTTCAAACAGACAAATCGCGCTGATGGCTTTCGACCGGTTGCGCAAGGAAGACAAGACAGATTCCGCATTGAAACTCGCACGGTGTATGCTGCATGGCACAAGCATATCTCTTGGCATAGGTGATATCGACTGGGAGATAGACAGGGCAATACAGCAGTGCGGAGGAGTGCCAAGAACAGGATACAGATACACGGCTTATTTCCACTTCAACCGGAATACGGAAATGGCAAAGGAAATATATGACAAGATCGTGAAGGAACTGTATGGTTAGGAAACAACACGGAGGCGGCTTGAAGGCCGCTTCCGTCATTTATAACGGTATGTACGGGAAAAGGAATCCTGCCGTACACAGGTAACAGAAATGGATGAACAGAAAACATTGACATTGGATTTCATCAAATCCCTGATGGAACCGGCCTATACACTAATATGGACGGACTACAATGACAATCTTGACAATCATTGCGGACTGATTCAAAAATGCCTTGACAGCAAGAGCCGCGAACATTTGTGGGAAAAGGCAGACGAGTGGTACAGCGATGCCGAATGGGAAGCTGTCCGTGAGATTATTGCGAAACTGAAAGAGGAATGTGCCGTATTCCATGACTTTGACGGGGAAGCGGTCGATGACTTCTTCGATGAATACGAAGATGAAATCCGTGACGAGATTTACAGCCGCAACGATTCGGACGTGGTGAAGGAATTGGTAAGGCACACGGACGACATTCCTATCCGTGTGGAGATGCTTTCCAACTATGACTGCATCAACTCCAACTGGTTTGAATCGCAAGGCGGTTACAGGTACGAGGAATCCTACTTCGGGGACATGGTGGACAGCCTGAACCTCAATCCGGCGAGAGTAAAGAAAATCTTGACAGAGCACGGCTACAGGGCTTACGGGCGTTTCCCGAACCGTAAGAACCGGAACGGCAAGGAGCAGGTTTCCTACGAACAATTCTACGAGGAACTTATCAATTCCTGCTGCGGGGCGAACCTGCTGACTTACATCGGCAGGGTAAGCCTGAAAGAGCTGTATGAAGCCGACTTTTCATTGAAAGAGGTCATTATCCCCAAAGGCAACTGTTGCGGACTTTTCAGTTCGACGTATGGTGGTGGAAGCCTGCTTGAAATGGAACTGAAACGGGACGTAAAGCTGAAATTGGAAGTCAAGGACTATCATGGTTTCCGCTTCCGGCTGGATGACGAACGTTCCAAATATGACTGTTCGGTCCGGCATGTATATGGGGTGGACGACTCCTTTTTCGGAGATGCGGTTCGCATTGTATCCTGATAAAATCAACTAATCAACAATCAAATCATAGAAGATTATGGAAAAATACGATGTAAAAGTAAGGTACATCTTCGAGGGTACTTACACAGTGGTGGCGGAAGACCGTGAAGAAGCGGAAAGCATGGTGGCGGAAGACTGCGGTCTGGTATTGGGCGGCAACATCCACACAACGCGGGATGACGATGAAGTGACGGACTGGAAGTTCGGTTGTCATCCGGACTTGCAGGTTCTCTCCGTAAGGCAGCGAGGCGGGAAATCCCCCATGTCGGTGTTCGGAGACAGGATCGAAGAACTGCGAAAAGACATCATCGAAGCGATACGGCAGTTGCTCCATGACCATGCCATGAACGCGATACGGTTTCCGGAAGAGGATTATGACCCGGTCTGGGTGATATGGTTTGGCAAGAACGGAGCCCCCTACGAATGCAGGGTGACAGGACTCCGGGTAACGGACAGCAGCCTGACCGTCCTTGCCGAAGAGAAAGAAAGCGGTGATGAAGTGGAATGTTACAGCCCGTTCGAACTCGGAGCCAGTAACATCGACTGGCTTTCCGGAATGTATGAGGCTGTATGGCAGCAACTGGAAGAGAGCAAAAAAGTAGAACCACAAACTGAAGAACAATGAAATATCAAGCGGAAAACGCAGTCTCCAGCTTCTTCTACTATATGTGGAACGCCTGGAGCAAGGAAGAATGCAAGGCCGTATTTGGAGATATGTACCGGCACTTCTGGGATAAATGGTCCGCATTGGCGGACAAGTCCATATTCGGCGCGGCGGAACGGTTCTTTGCCGAGTTATCGGAAAACAACCAGAAATTGCTCGTGGAACGTGCCGTTACACTCTATGACGGCAGGGCTTTCAGAAAAGAGCCGGACGATTCCGACATCCTTGTCTGTAAAGAATGCGGTTCACGGCAGTTGGAAATCCAAGCATGGATAAACGCCAATACGGATGAACGTATCAGCTATGTGCATGATGACAATAACGGGCTGTGGTGCGATGGGAAATGGTGCGAAGAATGTGGCGTTCAGGTCTTTTTCTGTACTAAGGCGGAGTTCACACAAAAGATGCAGGGCTGGTGGGAGTCGTGCGGTTTTGAAACAAAGGAACAAATCACAGGGTTGAAAGTCTGTGACTCTCCGCCTTCCGAAAACACGCAGGCATTCATTGATGCGGCAGACCAATGGTGGAACAGCCGGGACTACGAACATAAACGGGAAATTTACAACAGGTATAATTCTAAAAACGAATAATATGCAGATTAACATCATTGAACAGATTAGCAACTCATGCAGTTGCAGCCATATGGAAGCGCAGGAATACTTGGATTCTGAAATCCGGTACCTGCGCGAGTTGCAGGAGGCGGACGACCTGAGGGAAGATGACATCGAAATGGCGTGCAGCAACCTCGGACTTGACCTTGACAACCAGGAATATTTTATCAACCGCCTCGCAGGGGCATAAATACCTATAGCTATGGCTTATTTTCATAACATACATTCATTGGCGGACCTGAAGAAGGAATACCGCCGTCTGGCATTGCAGCACCACCCGGACAAGGGTGGCAACACTGCCATCATGCAACAGGTGAACACCGAGTTTGAAAGGCTTTTTGAAGTCTGGAAAGACAAACCGGATGTCTCTGCCGCATCAACCGGGTATGAACATGACTATTCGGGTGCCACGGCAAAGGAATATACCGAGTACGTGTATAATGAATACCGTTGGAAAGGTCGCAACTACAAAGGGCAACATGCCCCTGAAATCGTAGAACTTGTGAGAACTTGGCTAAAGGAAATCTATCCGAGATATAAGTTCTCCGTCAGACGGGAGAACTACAATTCCATTTACATCAAACTGATGAGCGCGGACTTTGAGGCGTTCACCAGGGAATCCGGCAAAGTACAGGATCATATCAACCACTACAACATAGAGCGAAACCCCGATCTTACAGACCGTGCCAAGGAGGTGATGCTGAATGTCTGTGACTTTGTCATGTCATACAACTTCGATGACAGCGATGCGATGACGGATTATTTCCATACCAATTTCTACCTGACATTGGCTATAGGGAGTTACCGGAAGCCTTACAAGGTGGAACTGCCGAAACTTGACTGTAAGGGGAAGGACAAGCCGGAAGTGTTCAAGCATCCCGAAGGTCCGGCACACAAGGCCATCAGGCAGGCGTTGGGCACAGCCCGCTTTGATTTTATCGAGCACAGGAGGCATTCCGGCGAAATGATATTCGGAGAAGACCATTACGGCTCACACGGAGAGCATTATTTCTGGCCGAAGGATTATTCAAGCGCGAAACTGGCTCAGAAACGGATCGACAAATTGGAGAAAGCCGGTATTCGGTGCAAGCTTACAGGCTATAACGGCGGTTACATTCGTTTTATCGGCTACACTCCCGAAGCAGAAGCGTTACTGGAGAAGGAACGACAGGAATACATCACCGCCCATCGGCAATGGCAAACCAAACAGACAGTAATCAATTAAACTTATCAATATGGAACCGAACAATTTGAACGAATGGTGGGGCGGACAGCCCGACGGACTGAAACAGGCATTCTCTCTTTTTCCCGATGGACGGTGGAAAGAGGCGGACCTGTATTTGCGAATCAATATCCGTAACTACTGCCTTCTGAAAAAAGGAGGGCTGCTTCCCGAAGACAAGGACCGCTCGATGCTCAGCGAGATTGTCTGTGAGCTGGCCGATACGGAGCTGTGCCGTGCAAATGGAAAGACACTCGAAGACATGTGCGATACGGACGGGGCTTTTCTGGAAGAGTACCAGGAACTGTTCAACCGGATATACGATGAACTGGAAATGAGAATTACGGATTATATGAACGGACAATCAAAAAAAATGTAACAATGAAAGCAAAAGTGTTCAAGTACAAGTCTGACGGGAATACCGTCGTGGCTTCTTATATGGAACTGGAGCCGTATGCGAAGAATGTATATCTCTCCCTGTCAAGAAAGAACGAAGACGGGAATGAAGACGATGACTGTTTCCATGTGGTCTGCCGGATTGAAAACGTTTATTTTTCCAGCGGGCAGTATTCACGCCGGTTTCTCAAGGGAGAAGATTGCAGAGAGGAAGCCGCCACCTATTGCAGGAACTGGATTGCGGATACGCTTCAAAGTGCGGAAAGAGGAGCCTTCGTCAATTTGATCTCCGTTCGCGTGTTCGAGGCTCTCGGACTTGACACCACTTCCCTGGTGCAAGCCCGTGAGGAATATAAAAGAATACAGGAGCAGAAACGCAGGGAGCAGAAGGAGAAAGAGGCGGAAGAGCGCAGAGTGCAGGAAGAGCAACATCAGCGGCTACTCAATGAACAGAAAGAGAAATTCCTGGACGGGGAACGGATCACGGGAGAAATGTTCGTTGAAATCACCGGAAGGGACGGTTTTGACATCCATATCAGAACCAAAGGGACATTCAACAGGCATGTGAGGGGCATTGACAGGAACGGCACCGTCAGTTTCCGGAAAATCAAGGGCTGCCGGACTCCGGACTTTACCGGATGCCATAAGGCCGTGTCCGCCTATCTGGCGTTCATTACAGAAAAAGAGGGCAAATAATTAAATCCGGGGCGGTAACGGTCTGCTCCATGCAGCTGTTACCGCTACCGGCTTCCGGCCTCACAATTCACGGTTCAGCGCCATTGCCAGCGGAAACATCAACCGGTTATAGGCTTTAAGCTTTTGCAAATTCAGTACATATCCGGCATAGGGATTGGTCAGATCGGTATAGAAGAATACATCGGTAAATCCTGAGTGTTCCTCCACGACTTCACCCTCCAACGGAATCTCCTCCACATTGAACCGCTCCAGAGGCAGTTCTTCCAGACGGGTCTGTTCCGCATTTCCCAACACATTGAGGTTACGGTTAAACAGCACGAATCCTTTCTTCCTGTAATCCACACGCATACCGTACGGACGCTCCACAAGGAAAGCATCCGCCGCTTTCTTTATATAGTTTTCCATAAAACTGAAATTAGAATTGCAAAAATACATCTTTTGTCCAGCAATGGCGAACAAATCAGGAAGAGAATCGCCACAGACCATGCAAAGCACACTACCGTGTATTTTATTTCCCACCCTGCAAAGGTAGTCCCGTGTCCGGTGTACCCTGTCAAGGTCAGGCCCCTTGCGGGGTTGGCTGAAAGAAAATCATCCTCGCCTGACGGCTGCGGTATTTTCTTTCGCCAAACCTTGCGGGTACTGCCACGGGACAGTCAGGCAGGTGAGAAATAAAAATACCGGCTCCCGGAGCCGGACGTGTTTAACAGATAAAAACAATGAATCATGAAAATCCTGAATGAAGAACATTTCGAGAATGTTAAGCGTTATGCCGAATCCATCGGTGACACCTCACTCCGGAAATGCCTGGAACGGTTGAAGAGCTGGGAGGAAAATCCTGACTGTCCCAGCGAAATCTCACTCTACTATGACCATGCCCCGTACTCGTTCGGCTTCACCCAACACTATCCCGACGGAAGGACAGGCATCGTGGGCGGTCTGCTCTATCACGGAATACCGGACCGTTCTTTCGCCGTGACACTACAGCCGTTCCATGGATGGCAGATACACACCTGATGAGAGGCAAACGACAGTATTAACTTTATAAAATTCAATTCAATATGGAAACTACATTGGCAGTAATGGAAAGACAACAGCAGTTTGACTTCCAGAAAAACGGAATTGAAGTGATGAACTTCGAGACACTTCAACGCACCTATAAAGAAAATGACATCTACAACAATCCGGTACAGGGCATCTACCATTACCAGGTCATCCGGCGCATGATGGACATCTGCGAGAAATACAATCTCGATTATGAGGTGGAAGAAATCTTCGCTGCTCAGAACAGAAACAAGACACAGCCGGGAGTGAGCATCCTCCCGCAGGTGGAACAGACACATGGCGAAAAAGCCGTGGAAGCCCATATCCTGCGCCGTATTTTCGCTACTATCCGGATCAGGGATTGGGAGACAGACGAGCTGACAACCACACTGGTCGTCGCCTACCACCAGGACGGCATACAGGCAGCCATAGGCCCCTGCGTGAAGATATGCCATAACCAGTGCATCCTCTCACCGCAGCGGAGCATCTGCAATTACGGGAAAAAGAAGGTGACAACCGATGAGCTCTTCGAAACCGTGGACGGCTGGCTGGCCAATTTCGAGGTGAACATGAACGAGGACATTGCAAGGATTCAGCGGTTGAAACGCCGGATTATCCCGATGGAGGAAATCTATATGTACATAGGTCTGCTGACCGCGTTGCGCGTCTCCCATGACAGTTCGGACAGAAACCTGTCATCCACTGTAGAAACCTACCCGTTGAACCAGAGCCAGATTTCCATCTTCACGGAAGAGGTGCTGAAACTGGCCATGAGCAAGGGACAGATTACCGCATGGGATTTGTACAACGTGGCCACTGAAATATATAAGCCTGGAAAGACAGACTTCCCGGCCCTTATTCCACAGAACGGAGCCATGGCGGAACTCCTGCTTTCCCGTCTCTCTGAAGAGGTGGAAGTACAGGATGCCGTTCCGATAAACTGACATGCAAGCTTCTCAAGCCAAAGAAATAAGGGAGAACCTGACAGTGATAACAACTGAAAGATTCTCCCTTTTTCATTTACTCTTCAAAAAGCAGCATGAATTCCACCTTCCTTCTCCGTTCGATGCTCGGAACCACTTTTCCTTTATAGCACCTGAAAGAGACATATTCCTTGTAAATATTGCGGTCTCCCGACTCCAGCTTCTTTAACAGACGGCTTTTCGGTCTTTTTCCATATCCTTTTAATCTGTAGGGTCCCACATTATATGAAAGGACTGCTGCCAATAAAGAATCACGCCCCAGATAACTGAACATGCGGCACAGCTTACGGAGGTCTTCCCTCAGAATGGAGTCTCCCTGCGCTTTGGAGATGCTGTTGGTAAACCTCTCCCCGGGAAGAACCTTGTGACCCCACCCGACATAAGGCCAATGCTTTTTCTCTCCATGCCAGCCCTCGAATCGCTTGACACACTCGACCGCAAGACTGAACCTGTCCGGACTTGCCTTTACCGGATTCTCCGCCCTTGAAGGCATACCCGGAAAAAAGACCGTGGCGGAAAGTACCGCAAACCATATTGCTTTTAACTTCATCATAGGCAGGACCGGCTTAGTGTCCGACAATTGTGACCGGCAATTCCTTACTATCCGCAGTCACGACGGAATCCTCGTCCTCCGTCTCGTTGTTGAAGTCAAAAGTCAATTGGTAAAGCTGTGCCGGTTCGCTGTTGTCCTCAAAATAGATGTCAATTGTCTGCTGATCTTCGCATTCAGAAGTGTAGTATAACCTGAACACCTCCCTGTCAAGGGGATAGCGGTCATTGGGCAGCAGCACCATCCCGTCATCCATGCGGAGCGTACCCTTGCCGTCCGGCTGGAAATAGCGGATGGTGTAGCGGGCATCGGAAAAATGTCCTTCACGTTTGAGTTCACAGCGTATTTCCACCGTCTCGCCTTTTACTATACGTGTGGGAACAGGCATGTTCTCCACCTTGAACGGATAAGACTGCTGTACTTCCATTTCATCAGAACAGGCGGACAACAGCAAAACCGCCAGACCTAGGAACAGGACTGCCACCATTCCGGCCAATCCTCTTTTTTTATTCATTGCATTTATATTCTATCAGATTTTAATACGTTATACTTTATTCGACACTTACAGGAACTTATGTTGCAGGTATTCATTCAGGTCCTTGTAGCCTTTATACAAAGAGGAACAATCCACCAGTTTATCCGCATAGCGTTTGCGGAGTGCCTCCAGCGTGCGCCGTCCGGCTTCATCCCGATCCAGATAACAGTTGACCCTCTCGTACCTGTCAAGAATAGGGAACGAGCGTTCCAGCAATGACACCGAGTTCAACACAAGATAGTCGTCTCCATATCCCAGACCGAGTTCCAGCCACGAAAGGCAGTCGATAAACCCCTCGAAGAGGTTGCATGTGTCCGAACCGTTATCCATCAGTGAAATGTCCTTAGGTGACAGGCTGGCCTTGAAAAACCGGTTGCGCAACTCGTATCCGTCGCTGACATTCCTGAATCCGATGGCGAAATACCGTTTCCCGTGCAAGGTATATCTGACTTCCCGACAGTTCGGTACAGCCACATCGCTGCTAATGCCGCGTTCCGCCAGATATCGGAGCAGGACTCTGTTGTATAGAGGCCCGAAGCGTACATCCGTGAAACTCTCCTTCTTGAGGAGATCCTCCCTGTTATTCCCATCAGTGCGGGAAACGGTCTTGTGCTCGGGGGCGAGGCCGCCCCATGTCTCTGTGATGAACCTGGCCTGCGCCTTGAAATCCCCGCTGCCGATAAACTCCCCGGCAAGATTGAATATGTCACCTCCCTGCCCGGTGCCGAAGTCATGCCAGATTTCCTTTCGTACATTCACCTGGAACGAGGCGGTGCGTTCCTCCCGGTACGGGGCCAGATACCAGTATTCGTCACCCCGTCTTCTTGCCGGTTCATATCCCATCCTTGCCAGAAAAGCGGCGATAGGGATAGCTTTTATCTCTTCTATAGTCATAGATGTACAGTTTTAATGGATAATGAATTTGATTCCCAATCCGAATTGGGTTGTAAACAGATCCAGGGAACTTCCCCACAAGGCACGTTCCCGGATATTGGCAAGCAGGACAAAGCGGTCTGTCAGGTAAGTCTCAAGTTCCAGGGTTATCGCACCGCCATAGACAAACGCATCCTTGGCGAGCAGCGTTGAGCCGTCATACAGCATCCTGTCTCCCCAATTCACGGTTTCATAGCCGGCCAGTGCGGAACCGCCGATGGAGAGAAAGACCGTCCTGGTCGGGTCCGACAGGAATTTCAGGTAATAGCCGCCTTCTGCCGTGAATTGTGCACAGGGCACATTCACGTTCCGGTACCCGTAATTCTTCATCAGATACTCGGCACCGATGACCCAACGGTCGGCTCTTTTTGTATATCCTGAAACGGCAAATCCGGCATAATGATTCAAGGGGGATTTCGAGCCGTTCGCAAATCCTCCGCGCAGTTCCACGCCCTTCATTCCGGGCAGATACCGCTGGGCATGTGCCCGCCCCGGGAACAGGGCAAGCGACACGGCTGTAACGAATAGAAACAGATACTTCTTCATGACTACTTCACTTTAAGTTCGTTTATAACTCTGGCTCTCACGATATCTTCACTTTCCACGGTGAAGGTCTGGTGCCTTCCACCGCTTTTCTCGTGCATTTCCACCACCAGCACCTTGTCCGAGGGAATGGTGAATTTGTCCAGGACGAAGACGGTGCGCCCGTCCTTTTTCCCTGCGACAGTTGTTACATAGTCGTAAGCACGCAAAGGAAATATCACCTGTTCCTGGATGGCGGTACGTTTCATCACCTTCTTGTCCACAATCTTGAATGTCACGAAATCCACTTCATAAGGTACGTTGGACCGGTTCCTGATTTGTGTATGAAAGTACAGCAGCCCGTTATGGGTGTAAAGACCGCGCAGCAGGTACTGGATGCCGAACGCCTTGCTCCCGATATGCTTGATGTGCCTTTTGTTGTTCTTGTGGACGGACTTCGAGATGAGATATACCAGTTTCGGAGACTCGCTGCCGAGTTCCTTCAGGTAAATGTCAAGGGCGTTGTTGGGACGGTTCACTTCGCTTCCGTCATGGATGAAATCCTTCATCTCGATGTTCAGCAACAACGGTTCTTCCGCATACTTTACATTGAATGTATAGAAACTTCCGCTTTCGGTTATCACGGACATGTTGGTCTCCTCACGGAAATTCTTTACGGTAGCCTTTACACGGATGACATTTTCCGCACCGTCCGCCTTGCCTGCAATGAGGTTCGGCGATCCGAGGTCCACATAACGCACCGAAGACGGGAAGATGATATGCGTGGTCTTGTCGTAAGTCACTTCCAGACCGTACGGCGGTATCATCCGGTCGAAAGTGAGTTTTCGGGTCAGCCCGTGATAGAGGTCCCCGTCTTCCTCTTTTTGGGGATACACTTCCTTGACCGGTGTGATTCCTTTGTTTACTACCGCTGCGCTGTCGGTTTCAGTCTGGGCAAAGGCGCCCATGGTGCCCCATGCAAGGGCAAGCATTACAAATAACTTTTTCATGTTGATTGAATTTTAATGGGTTGTCATTGATTGTCATTCTGATAAAGCATCAGGGTGTAACCGGATTTGAGATGCACCTTCTCTTCACGCATCTTCCGGGAGATGTACTGTGAAACACCCTGTATGGCACCCTTCCCGAGTTCGGAAAGTAGCTGGTCGCCTGCCGACTGGTTGGTGATGGAGATGCTCGTGCCGAGATTCTGCCCCAGATTGGCGGCAACCTCCTTGACAGCGTTTGCTTCCATGGATCCCGGAATGAAGATGCCTTCCTGTCCGTCATTGTCATACACGGCAAGTTTCACGGGGATGATGGTACCGCCATATTCCACCTGAAGGATGTTGACGTGAAGCCTTTCTCCCTGTATGCGCCCTTCTCCGATGAGCAAGGAGTTTTTGGGAAGGACATGCTTTCCTACACGCATCGCTTCCAGCAGTCTCATCCTCACACCCTGACCGCTGATTACAGTCTGGTTCCCGTGGATGCAGGCACATATGGTATTCCTCACGTCTTTTTCATTCCTGTGACCAATCGGGGTATGGAATCTTTCCGCCAATGTCCTTCCCGTTAATGGCACGGAATCCCGGACCGGTTGCGGCAACGATGAAACCACGGGAGTGGAGACCAGCCCGACGGGAACGGCCTTCATGTTTCCATCCCGTCCGGCTTCTTCATCCTCCGGGCGGCTGTCCATCCTTTTGCCGCCATTACCCGGCATGTATTTGGCTGCGAGCTCGTAGGACTTTTCCAAAAGTGCCACCTGTTCCTCATAACCCGGCTGTGCATTCTGTGCGGCAACCGTCTGCTTCAGTTGTTCCACCTCGGCTTTCAAGGCCTCCTTTTCCGGGTCTTCCTGCGGTGACTCGTAAAAGTTGCCGAGAGTCCTGTTGATGTCATTGTAGGCGGAGACGGATGAAGAGCGGGCTTCATTCCTACTGTCACTTGCACGTGGACTGCCATCCTTGGTATCCGCATCCGATGACAATGCCACGACAGCTCCGGAGTTTTCATCCGCAACACCTGAGAAGTCTCCCAGTGTACGCATTTTTTCCGCCTGTTTGCGCTTTATGTCAGCCTGCTCGTAGGCGGCAATCTTGTCTTCCTCTATGTCGGCTCCTCTCGGGTCAGGCAGTTCGGTGTTGAAGCCCGCATTTTTCTCCTCCTTTTGTTTGTCCTCTTCGGACGGTGCGAAAATGAACCACATCGCACCGAGGAAGAGAAGGAACATCCCGGCAAAAACCAGGTATTTCCTGATTTCCAGCCTCTGTTTTAATTTATTAATATCATTACTCATTTTCTTTCTGATTGAATCGGTTAAAAAACTCTTCCATCTCCTGCACCCTTTTATCCGGGAGTGTATCGGCAGGAACGATATCCGGAATGTCCAACGGGGCTATCTCAATGATGTCCCGCTGTACATCTTCCCGCCCGATGTCATAGATGGCGCGGAAAATCAGATAGAAATTTCCGAGAGCAAACAGGACAGCCAGCACGATGACTGTCAACATTCTCTTTTCCGGAGAAAGCCCGGCACACAAACCCCGAAGCTTTTCTGCAACGGTTTCCTTGATTCTTACAAACATTTGTTTCATACATTCAAAATTTTAACGGTCATACACTTTGATATCCCTGTTCTCCACCACACGGAAGGCTTCAAGGATGAAACCGTGCGGATTATTGTCGCTGCGGGTGGAGTTCAGCAGCCTGCCACGTGTGACAAGGCTGCGTTCGGTCACACTCTTCTCCCTGATAATGGAGAGTTTCGCATAGGTCACGACCTCATACGGATAGGTATTGAAATCGCACCTGACACTGTCAATCCCAATCCGCTGGCTCATGTTTCCCGAAATGATCCGGTTGTAATATCCCTGCTCTGCCAAATCCACATAATGGGCATAGGCAGAACGGTCACTGAGGAACATGGCCCGTTGGATATTACCCTCAATCGCACTCTTGTCAGGGGATAACGTAAAGAACAGTTCATGGAACCTCCTGACATGCTCCCTTGCCTCCACCGGACGGTTCTGCTCCAAGTCCTGTGAAAGGGCCAGCATCAACGACTTTCCTTCATCCAGAACATAGATCTTCTCCCGTTGCGCTTCCGCAAAAGTGTAAGCCTTCCATACGGAAAAAAACACAAGTAGCGTGCATACACACAGATAGACAATCCCGAACAGACGCAGCTGTCGGAAGCTGGTCTCGATATTCTTCAATGATTTGAATTCCATTCTGTAAATGTTTTATACTGTTATTATTTGATAAGCCTTCCGGCAATGTTTCCCACCGCTGCTCCTGCCGTACCAGCCGCCAGGGAACCGGCCTGGGATGCCCTTTGGTTCACATTCTTGAGGTAGTTGCCTGCACCGCCTCCGGCCTGCACAATCCAGTTTGATACGGTCGGTATGGTGAAATACCCGATGATGCCGATAATGAGGAAAGTGATGTAAACCGCGTTTGAACTGTCGGGGATGAAATCCGGATCGGAAAGCCGCTCGATATCCCTCTGTAGCATCAGCACCTGGATTCTCGCCAGCACACTGCTGAACAGGTCGCTGACAGGAAGCCAAAGGTAGATGCTGATATAGCGGACGAACCACTGGCTGAGAGAAGCTTGGAAACCGTCCCAGCAGGAGATGGCGAAAGAAACCGGACCGAGTATCGAAAGGACTATCAGGAAGAATGTCCTCAGCGTGTCGATGACCAGCGCCGCCGCATTGAACAGAAGTTCCAGCAGTTCCCGGAAGAAATTCTGTACGGCCCTTTTCATGTTGTACATCGCGCGGTCCACATACATCCCGCAGGCTTCTATAGCGTCAAACGCACCCAGCTCGTCCAGCCTGTTGTCAAAAGTCTCCTTGTCGACCAGATAGGCTGTCTCGGGATTCCGTTTCATCGCCTCAATCTCCAGCTTGTCCTTCTGTGCCCGGTACTCGTTCATGTCAAAGGTCTGCGACTCCAATATGGTATGGGTCCCTTTCACGACGGGCGAGAGGATGCTGTTCAGCGTACCCAGAACGAGTGTCGGAAAGAACATGATACAAAGCCCCAAAGCGAACGGACGCAAAAGCGGAAAGACATCCACAGGCTCGGCACGTGCCAGAGCCTGCCATACACGATACGCCACATAGAAAAGCGCTCCCAGACCGGCAAGGCCTCTTGCCACACCGGTCATCTTTGAGCAGAGCGGCATCATTTCCACATACAGATTCTGTAAAATCTGATGCAGGTTGTCAAAATCTATAGCCAACAATAACATAATGAAAGCGGATTAGGAATTACCAATAACGTTCGTTCGGTGAGCCGTAGAGTGCCATCACGCGGTCTAGGTCGTTCTGTTTCTTGGCGCGCAGGTAGGACACCCCGATGTTCTTGTTGGTGTAATACTGTACCAGACTGCGGTTTTGCAACATGTCGTTGTAGCAGCGGTCGATGATATCCATCCTTTCCTTGTCGTTCATGGAAAGCCCGTTCTCGTTGACCACCGTCTTCAAATCGTTCAGCAAATGGGCACTTTCTTCCAGCAGTTTGGTGTATCCCAAAGCAATCGCGCTCAGTTCTTCCGGCGTAAAATACGGGTCGCTGAGCATACGCTCGAAGCTGGTGACATAGATGTCCGTGATATCGCCCACCATCAGGATGGTCTGCTGGACTTTGCGGGCATCACGGACAAGGTTCTTGACCTTGCGAAGCCCGTCGTAATACTCCTTGCCCTGCTGGTAGATTTTCACGGTTTCCTGAAAACTATTCGCCATATTGGTGGCAGTGGAGGATGTGTGAACGATGTTCTTGGCGGCATTGATGATTCCCTGCGCCAGATTGCCCGGGTCGCTCACTACCCATTGGGCTTTCGCTGTGAGGCTGACAAGGAAGCAGCCCATGCACAGCATAAGAATTTTCTTTTTCATGATGTTTCTATTTTTAATTGTGAATAATTCTGTTAAAAGTCAGATTCCCATTTTCCGCCCTTTGGACGGCGGGTTCCGGAGGATGGTCCGTTGCGCCTGTCTCGGTCGGTTCTCTATTCCGGAATTCTCCCTCTTGCGTCTGATGGAGGCGAAGAGTTCGTCTGCATACGGCCTGCGTCCGGTCATTCTGACGAAACGGGCATCCAGCTCCCGGTAGGCTTTCTCTGCCTGACACGAGCGTTCCGTCGCGGAAACGTTCTTGTCTATGCCGTACTTGGCGAGAAAATCAGGACTGATTTGCAGGATGTCGTGAACCACATCCGGTGAGGCCGCAATCCGTCCCAAAATCTCCAGTTCTCCATCCAGTCTTTCCAAATAGAAATCCGGCAGACGGACATCCTTGATGCTTTCCGCAGCCTTTTCCGCATTCCTGCACAGACGGCTTTCCAATATCACCCCCTCATCATATGCTGGTTCCGGCCCGGAACGGTTCAGCCTGTCAAGCCTGTCATAATCATCCGCAAGCCCGTACCTGAGTGCCACATACCGTGAAGGTGGCATAAGATGCACGGCCAGGTTGCAGAGTTCCCACATGTCGCTCTCTTTCCGATGGAAGTCCAGAATCCGGACAGATGACCGCACTTCTTGCGGTGACGGACGTTCCTGCTTGCTTTCCGGATTTTCCTTCGAGTAAACATCCTGCATGAATGTGTACATGGCAAGCATTCGGTGGACAGGGACGGCTTCTTCAGGTCTGATATCCATAAGCCGGGAACCGTTCTTCTCCATGAAATAAGTATCTTTCAATGCCTCCATCAGTTCCGACCTGTCCGTTTCCGCCGTTTTTTCCGGTGTCGGGAACAGGTACGAGGCTGACAACAGGCAGGAGACTTGGGTAATCACATCCTCCGACTTCCTGTACCGCCTGACCAGTTCCGACAGCTTCCGGTACTCCTTTTTCCGGACAAGTACCCTTGTCTGTTTCATCACTTCCGTCAACTCCTTGAGGCGCGGCTCGTCCAGATAGCGGCGCTGCTGTTCTTTTATCCATTCTTTCATTTCCATGATTCGTGATTGTTTTTCGGTTTTCATGTGATTCCAATCCCTTTCACCTGGCTTCGCTTGCTATCGGCCAACTGCCTGATGGCAAGCTCTATATTGCCTCCGAGTTTCTCCGTAAGCCGCATCAGCTCAAGTTTTTCGGTCTCTTCTGTGGTGTAGCAGTAGGCTAAGCACCCAGCGCCTTGTCATATTTCTATGATAGGTTTCCGAGTACTCGCCTCCGAACCGGACTTACAAGTCTCCCTGTATCCGGCTCTCCACTAATTAATTCAGTCTGATTCTTCGGTCGGGGTCTATCTTTGCATGACACTTTGAGCAGACAGCCAAAGTTTTTCGTCTTCGGGCTATCATTCTCTTTTCCCAGTCGGATTTACCTTTCAGGTCTTTAAGTTTGCGAACGTGATGCATTTCGAGTTTATCGGTAGCACCGCATAATTCGCAGACTTGGAGTTTCAGCCTTTCCATAAGGCTGTTACGTCCACCTGTTATGGAAACTGTCCGTGGAATAGTGTCACAGTAAATATTACCTGCAACCTTTTTGCGTTTGAAACCATCATGATAGAATGATTGGTAAAGTGTCTTACCCTTGCTATTTTCATATGCCACTTGGAAAACCTTATTCTTTTTATATTTCAGAAGTATTTTCTTTACAGATGATTTGTATTTGCTCGCAAATACCTTGTACATACTGTATGACATAATGTGATAGAAAGAATTGATGACGTAGCTATTATTGGCTATTGAGTAGTAGTTGTAGAACCCCCGGATTTCGGCATTGAACTGACTGACTATTTCCAAGTCATCCAAGTTCAGCATGTACGTTCTGACGATGGATTTCCAAACCTCTTTGCCATTGACGACCGCGATTCTTGCGGCTTTATAATCAAAGAGTTTCTTCCGCATCGTTTCAAAATTCAGGTACAATACAGGCTTGTGTCCGAATGCACGAACCGTTTTACCGAACTTATCCTTGCGTAAATCGTTACACCTACGTATAAATACGTCATATCCGAGAAATTTCGCTGGTTTCTGCGCATTGGTTATCAGTGTCTTTTCGTCTGACAGTTCCAGTTTAAGAGCTTCATTCAAATAATTCTTAATATCCTCTTTTACTGTTTTGCAGTCTTCAAGACTACCGGTAATTCCAATCAGAAAATCATCTGCGTATCTCACGTATTTTAACCGTTTGATACTGCTGTCCATTTCATTACGTGCCGGATAGTTGTTCCGTTCTTCTCGTAGCCGCTTAATTTCGGCGGTCATCTGTTCCCTTACCTTTACATCTTTCTCATTCTTTAGTTTCTTTGCCAGTCGGTATCTCCGCTGTTCGTAGAGCTTGTATCGAGCATCGCCTTTTCTCGTTACCCCTTTATTGAACCGATTGATGTATTCCTTGATGTACTTGTCGAACTTGTCAAGGTAGATGTTAGCCAGTATTGGGCTGATAATCCCGCCTTGCGGAGTTCCACTGTACGTTCTATGAAATACCCAGTCTTCCACATATCCGGCATTCAGGAATTTTCTGATAAGCCGCAAAAATCTCTCGTCAGCGATACGTTCCCGAAGAATATTAATCAGTACGTCATGATTGATATTGTCGAAGAATCCTTTAATATCGCCTTCGATAAACCATTTCACGGCAGTGAATGTCTTTTGTATGTCTATAAGAGCGGTATGACAACTTCGTTTGGGACGGAACCCATGTGAAGTATGTTCAAAACTGCCCTCATAGATTGCTTCAAGTATCATTATGACTACTTCCTGTACCAGCTTATCATCAAAAGAGGGTATGCCAAGCGGACGTTTTTTCCCGTTTTTCTTAGGTATGTACGTCCTTTTGGACGGATTAGGCTGATAAGTCTCATTTTTAAGACTGCCAATCAGTTGTTCAACTCGGTCAATGCTCATTCCGTCAATGGTTTTACCATCAACTCCTGCCGTCATGTTGCCTGTCTTGCTATAAATATTCTGATAGGCTACATAAAACATTTCCTCGTTAAACAGCACTCTATACAGCCGCTCAAACTTATAGTTCAAGTTACCGCTGTGTTTACTCAGACTGTTCAACACATTTTCTGGATTTCTCATGTCTCTCACATCTTCCTTTAAATTGTTAAACTTAATTAGCTGCTCCCCTTCGCCATGTACAGGGCGTTACCCTGCTCAGACTACTATGGAAGCTCCGTTGCCATGCCGGATATTCAGGGGCAGACCCCATAGCCCTACAACTGGCTTTCCGGTTTAGGCAATCCCCGTTTAGAAATTTGACGACTATTTGGCTTGATAGATTGTCGGATACGACTTTCGTCCTTTACTACTTATGGTAGTTGCCTTGCGGTAAGTTTATGCTACTCCTGCTACTTCTCATCAGTGTAGTACCGCAACACGACGGCATAATTCCGAAGAATTATTCAACTGTCTTCCGTCATTGCCCAAGGATACGACTGCTCGGACTATCGTTCAACCAATACAGGCTTTATCCTCATATCTATCATTTTAACTTGCCATTCGGTCGCAGCCTGACAGTTGGCTGACTTATGGCTTTACCAACGTGCTATGTTCCCTTTTGGGGTTTTCCCCTCCGGTAAGCGGTTGTTAATGGGCATTCTAAACACTTGCCCAGTCGCTTGCCAAAGCGACATTCGTCAAATTCCCTTTTACGGGCGCACGACGTACTCCTCAAGTGAAACCTCCGTAGCATAGACTGCTGACTGTGAGCCTCCGAGACCAATCCACACTTCCTTGTACTTTCGGGAAGGATTGTTTGCCATGTTGATGGAAAGTATCTGCGCCCGCTCCTTGTCGGTCAGACCGAGCAAGGTCTGGATCTCATCGAACTTGTTCATATACTTGCGCTGGTCAAGGAGAATCTTACAGTCACTATTATTAATGATGGTGCCCTTGACAATCGGAGAAGAAATGATGTCCTCTACTTCCTGGGTCACGACCACGGCCTCGCCGAAAAACTTTCGGACGGTCTTGAAAAGATAGCGGATATAGTTGCTCATATTGGCGGATGCCAATGCCTTCCAGCACTCTTCGATAAGGATTATTTTCCGGATACCTTTCAACTTGCGCATCTTGCTGATAAACATCAATAGTTGATAGGACAGGAAACGACAAACGAAGCAACTATTTATTGATTAGCACTTTATGTCTTTTGGTGGCATAATGGTAAGACAGGGTAAAATGCCAAGAACAGACAGAAATAGTCACCGTTCCGTTACCAAGTCATTACCTACTTTTCATCAGGAGCAATAAGGCAAAACAATGGATTTTATGGCTGATTGACAGAACCGAAAAAAGCGTTTCTTCATTCGTCTATAGATGGTTATCTTTGGCTGTGGCTTCCATTCTTCAAGTAACTCACTTAAACAATAATTTTGTAACTAATTAAAAGTGAGCGTATGAAAGAAGGATTAAAGGTGTTATTCTACCTCAAAAAGAACCAAGTAAATGCCAGCGGACTATGTTCCGTAATGGGGCGCATTACCATCGGTAGGTCGATGGCTCAGTTTTCGGCAAAGGTAGAAGCCGAGCCATCAAAATGGGATGCCAAAGCGGGACGAATGACAGGAAAAAGCAACCACGCTTTACAAGTAAACCGTCAGATTGATAAAATCAATCTAAGCATTCATGCCCGTTACAAAGAGTATCTAACTAATCGGGGGAGCGTAACAGCCGAAGAACTGAAAAACGCATTTCAAGGTATCGCCTCCACACATGAAACCCTGCTGAAAGTATTTGCGGAACACAACGAGGTCTATGGTAAACGTGTCGGAATAGACAGGGTGAAAAGAACCTACAAGGGCTATTGTAAAGCTTACAGTCATTTGGCTGACTTTCTGCAAAAGAAATACCATGTTCGGGATATGTCATTTAATCAACTCACATTCTCTTTTATAGAAGCATACGATTTTTATTTACGGGTGGATTTGAAGATGAAACCGAATACTATATTAGGTTATATTATCCCATTCAGAAAAATAGTCCGCATTGCTCTTAACAAAGGATTTATTACTCGTGACCCATTTACGGAGTATAAACCTGAACGGGGACAGAGTGAACACCGTACTTTAACGAGCGAAGAATTGCAAAAGATAATGAACGCTACATTTGACTCCCCGAACCGCACACTTATTCGTGACTTGTTTGTTTTTTCCTCTTTCTGCGGATTGGCATTTGTCGACATACGGAGATTGACTAAAAAGGAACTTGTTACAACAGAGGACGGGAAACAATGGATTGTCATGGCACGAAAAAAGACAGGTACAATCTCCCGTATCAGGTTATTGGATATACCTCTGCAAATCATAGAGAAGTACAAAAAGGATAGAGTTTGCGAAAAAATCTTCAATGTTCCCGGATATTCAACTGTTGATATAAACCTCAAACGTATTGCCGAAATATGCGAAATAAACAAGGCTCTCACCTACCATCAAAGCCGTCATACGTTCGCTTCGGTGGTCTGTCTCTCGCAAGGTGTACCCATCGAAACGGTTAGCAGAATGTTGGGACACAAGGATATACACACCACACAAATTTATGCGACCGTTTCCACCCAAAAAATAAGTGATGATATGAAAAAGTTATCGGAACGGATGGTGGGAAAGTTCTCTTTTGTCAAATCTCAAAAACGATAATAACATTATGCGTAGCACATTCAAATACCTATTTTACATCAATAGGAACAAAGTAAAAAAGAACGGGCTTTGTCCCGTAATGGGGCGGATAACTTTGGACGGGGAAATCGCCCAATTCAGCACAGGATTGGAAACCCATCCCGATTTGTGGGATGCCAAAACGGGACATTCAACGGGGAGAACGACATACGAAGCAAGTGTGAATAGAGAGCTAAGAAGCCTTTCAACTTCCATAGAAAAGCACTATGCCAGTATAGTAGAGAAAGACGGCTATGTAACAGCCGAACGGGTAAAAAATGCGGTTATGAATATAGCCCAAGAACCTACCACTTTACTAAAGGAATTGGACGAAGCAACCGAAGAAATACGGAAAAGCATAGGCATAAACCATACAATTGCCACTTATCGGTCATATGTAAATGCTCATTTGAATCTATCTCGCTTTATTCGTGATAAATACGGCAAAAGTGATATGTCATTTTCAAGTCTGGAATATTCGTTTATTGAGGATTACGATATGTATCTGAAAATAGACCACAAAATGGCAACGGGTAGCGTGGTACAACATATTATCTTTCTTAGGAAGTTGATAAAACGAGCCATGAACAAAGGAATTATATCACGTAATCCATTCTTTGGCTATGTTCCCGACCAACCTAAAACATCCCGTAAATGGTTGTCTTGTGAAGAAATAGAAAAGGTAATGACTACCACAATAGAGCATCCGAGCGTAGCATTTGTGCGTGATATGTTTGTCTTTGGATGTTGGACTGGCTTATCGTACACAGACATCAAGAATTTGCAGGATATAAATATCGTTACAGATAGCGAGGGCAACCAATGGATAGATATTAAGCGACAGAAAACGGGTAGTCGATCATTAATTCCATTGTTGGATATTCCAAAGGAAATCATCAAGAAATACAAAGGTACTGGCGAAAAAGGAAAGGTATTTAAAATGTTATGTATGAACGTCGTTTGTCAATATACCAAACGTATCGGTAAACTCTGCGGATTGGCTCAGAAGCTCACCTTCCATCAAAGTCGCCATAGTTTTGGAACGTCCATTTGTCTGACGCAAGGCGTTCCAATAGAAACACTTAGTCAAATGATGGGACACCGTAATATAAAAACTACTCAGATTTATGCGGAGATAACAGGGGCGAAAATAGAGGAAGATATGCAACGGTTATCCCAAAAGATTGAAGATACTCATTTATATAAACTAATTCACTAAATATATTGTAAATCAAACAGGGGCATATCATAGAATAACCCCTGTTCAATTTTATTATATTTCATAACACTACCTCCAAAATTCACATTTACTCGTTTTTTTTACTTATTAATGGCAATCTTTTATACGTTTCTTTCACTAATGAAACAAAGGATTTATCCGTTATTTTATCGTCATTTTTTAGCTGAAATATACCTATTAATCCAATAAGTAAGATACCACCTATTATTATTATTGGGAGTAATGCCCAATGAACGGATTGCGCCAAAACCCCAAGTGTAGCAATAACTATTACTACTAAAAACAAATAGAAGGAGCCTGAGAGCCAGGGATTGTTTTTCTTCATATTAAACTTTGATTTTCCTATATAATCATTTAATCTTTCTGCAACATTGGATATATCAAGAAGATTCACTGCCATATCTCTAGTATCACAATAAATTCGTTCAACTATCCTAAAATTAGAATTGTCATAATCGTCATTATCATATTCTTGATGCCAAATTCTTCCAATGCTAACATTTATTTCTCGTGAAACAGTACTGATTTTTCGCAATCGTTTGATATGATGTTCTTTCACCTCGTTTTTTAGGTCTTTATGAATTTCCTTAAACTCAGTTATTGCCGTATTGTAATGTTTAACTGCATATTCAACTTGACTCTTAAAATTGAATGGCACATTATTCCAATATGAGTTTGCCTTTAAAATATCTATATTCTTTACAATTTTATCTCTAAACGAGATAGTTCGTTTTCTTTCATCATATAGATCCACTAATATATCGTCAAAAGACTGATGATTGTAATCAGTCATTCCACCAATAAGACCTTTCGCCATAACTGTTTATTTTTTTAGACCTATAATATGCATCCGCATAAGTAATAGCGTAAATGCAAGTAAGTTAATTATATGCAAAGCTATACAAAAATCGCCAAAGGTTCACGTTTTCATCAGAATATTTTCACAAAACAAGAGATATAAGCAAGTTCTATCACTAACCAACATATTTTTTCCTTTTTTTCTCTGATAAGCATTAACTATATGGAAAGAATGAATAAGGCAGCACTTTTGATAAATTTACTCTTTTTCGGTACGAAAAAGGAAGAAATTTATCAAAACCCGTAGGGCTCGGTGTTGCTGTTTTATTCTTGGAATATACCTTTGTGTTCAGAAAAAGAAAGGATTAATTAAGATTATTCCATTGAAAAATAAGATATTAGATTGTTTACTGTTATTGCGTAATTCTCGCCATCTATGGAAAAAAAGCCTAACTTCTTGGCAAATGCTCCGCTTTTGTCGTTGGCACACTCTATGCCGATATGATTAAAGCCGTATTTTCGGGCTACTTTTGTCAGAAATCTAAGAAAGTGTGTTCCGTGTCCTACCCGTCCTTTACTGAAACTCAATCGGGCTATAATCAAGCAATCAGGTGGAAATCGGCTTTCAACTTTCCTAATACGCAAATACAAATCTACTCGGCTATTCCTCCGGGTGGCGATGATATTATCTACCGTCAGATAGACAAGCGATTTACGATACTTAAAACGCTCCATCAGGTAGCGGTCTATATCGGCTCTTAGTTCCTCATATTCAATCAT